GCGTGTCAGACCGCGTGGGTCTTCGACAACAGCTTCGATAGAGTCGTCATTAAGGATTCGCATCTCGCGGCCATGAATCTTGAATCGGGTTCCCGAGTTTGGGCGCACGATCACAAAATCACCGACCTTGCATGATGGGCCGGACGGGAATCGCTTCTCGTCTTTGAATGCGTCTGGGCCAATCTTGGCTACAAACAGCACTGGTGACAACAGTTCTTCAAAGTTGATAGAGCTACCAGCCTTGATGATGCCGCTGTCGTACGCTTCACTGGCTTCTGGCAGGATGCACAGAATGTGGTACGTCGCTGGATCGGGAACCTGCTTGGCTTTCTCTTCCGAGGATGTGTTGAGCACCCCTGAAAGGTCTACTGCCGAAACATCAAATTGACTCATGGTTTTCCTTAATATTGCATGGGGTTTAAAAATATGGGAGGCACCCCAGAAACAAGCCTCATCCAACTCTAGTCGTCCTGTTCCTTCAGGCGGACTCTCATCTCTTCAATGATGTACTTCGATCGGGCCAGCCCCGTGATGCGGCCACACAGCTCCCGGTACTCGGCGAAGTCCTTGGCTGATCCCGCGGACAACGCTTGAGTAACGGCTTGCTGCTCTTCGTTAATGTGGCGAATTAACAACGATAGAACCGAGTTCTCCATTTATTCGCCCCTCATAGCTTTTTGTGCGTCGAGCGCCATCTTCTGCTGGGCCGCTGTCTGCTTGATCGACTGGTTCAACTGATGGCTCTCAGCAGCGAACTGAGCGCTCTGCTGTGCCTGCAGCGACTTTGCGTACGAGGCTTGCTGGGCTTCTTGCATTGCGAGCTGGTGTTTCTGCGCGTCGTTGGCAGCTTGCATCGCAGGATCACCGCCTTGCTTCTGGGCTTCCATCTGCAGCTTGGCCTGATTGATGGCGATGTCCGCGTCAACCTTTTTACCCTTGATCTGGACTTCCTGACCTTTAAGCTGAAGCTCAGCTTGCTGCATCTGGATGATCGGGTCTTGGGCTTGTTGCTGTGCTTGCTTCTGAGCGGCTTGCTGCTGGTTCTGTTGCAGGAGCTGAGCGGCGGCTTGGGATACCAAGCGTGACAGCTGGACTTCAACTTCTTCTGGCAGTGGCGAGTCAGGGTTCGGCAACGGAGCGCCAAGGCGTTCTTCGATCTTCATGCGGTATGCAAACCCAAGATGCTCGGCAATGTGGGCTTGGATGGACGCCTGCATCTGCTGCGCCATCGGGTTCTGGCCTATCGCCGCGGCAATCATCGGGTCTTGCATGAAGGTGCTGTGCACAGCGATGTGGGCCTCATGATCTTGGTAGATGAAGGCTTTGGCTGGCTTGCCCTTGAGGAACGCCATGTTCTCACTGATAGGGTCAACAGGAGTCATGTCATCCGTGATCGGGATCAGCTTGCTGGCGTTCTTGATGCCCAGCACCTCCAACATCTGACGATGCAGTAGTGGAAGGTCATAAATCTGTGGAGCGCCTTGAGCCAGCTGCAGAGCCGCTTGGTACTGCATGATCCGCTGAGCCATCGTCGAGCTGTTAGGGTCGCTGACGGGGATGACCTCAACCATGTCGTAGTCGCCGCGCTTGGCTCTGCGGTCATCGGTGAAGTCAGGGGTGTAGTCGTACTCGTCCGAGGTGTGGTCACGGATGATCGCAGCCAAGAGCTTGAACTCTTGCTTCATGGAGTAGTGAACCCGCGCCTGAACCGCGCTCATGGTCTTCAGTGTGCGTTCCAACAGCGCCAATGTAGTCCCGACAGGTGCGTTTGCACTCATATCAGAGATGTTCATGTCGCTGATAGCGCCAAGGCGACGGGCTTCTTCCGTAATCTGGTTCAGCAGGGCCAACAGAACCTGTGACGGCTCTTTATATGGCAGCGGCATGATGTTGTCGCGCAAAGTACCGCTGGAAACGTCCACATCGCGGAACTCGCCCGGTGCGATCGGCGTATCGTCGCCTTTGATGCGCAAACCGCGGGTTTTCATGCCACCCGGCAGGTTACTCAGCTGTCCGGCGTCCACCAACTCACGAATAATGCTCGTACCAGCTCTGGCATAACCCCCAATCAGGTGAATCAGGCCCAAACCGTAGGCTCCGAAGCCGGGAATGTAGGTGTACTGCACAAAATGCTGGCGTTTCAGCTTGTTTTCATCGCCCTCGTCCCAGTTACGGTACACGCTGAGCACCGTGCCAGTGCCTTTGTCTACGGTAACGATGTATGGCCGAGCAATCCCGTCCTCATCTTCGTAACCGGGCATGTCGTAATCGACCTGAATCTCAAGAAACTGGTACCGCTCGTCATCTGTAAGGGAAAACCCTTGCATGTCGGCCTTTTTCTTCTCGATGTCGGTGCTGATCTGTGTCGGCTCGCCCAAGTCCTCGTCCAAGTAGAACCCAGACACCTGAAGTTTGCGCACGTCGTTAGGCGTTTTACGCATGACGTGGGTAACGCGCTCTGCAGTCTGCGCACTAGACGCGCCGTAAGGGATGATGACATCCTCGGCTGGGATAAACATGGACACCTGACGGTCAAGCGCCGGGTCAAAGTACACCTTCTTGAACGCTGAGCCTGACAGACCCAAGCTATAGAGCATACGCTCGTGCTCAGGGCGGTACTCCAGCATCTTCTCGGTGATCTGGTAGTTCATGTCTTCCTTGACACGAGCCGCGGCTTCTTCCTTCTTCTTGTCAAACTTGCCGATGATCTCGGTCTTGACAGGGCCAGCTGCCGGGAACGTCTCCATGATCGTCTCCGACTGGAATCGGATCGCGGCTTCGGCCAGCACGGTGGAATACACACCACATGCGCCGTTCCAAGGTTCTGTGCGGTCTTCGTAGCGCATACCCAGAACTTCTAACCCTTTGACAAACGTGTCAGCCCACTCTTTGCGGCTGGCAATGTCCATGTCTACCAAGTCCACCAGCTCAGAGCCTAGCGCTTGGAGTTCACCTTTGTCCATGTACTCAGCGAGGTTGGCGCTGAACTCAACGCCTTCGTCGAGCGTGATCTCAATAGCCTCTGGGTCGAGGATGCTGATCTCAATGGCAGCTGGATCAATAACGTCAATCTCGATCGAGCCCTCTGGCGCGTCGTCTTCGATGCCGAGTGGCGCTGGGTAAAGTGCTTTGTCCATTGGGTGTCCTATTTGAGCGTCGCCCGATTAGTCTTCGGGTTGTACGTGTACTTGCTAGTAGCTTTACCGGAACTCTTGGATGCCCGGTCTTTAGCGCGTTCTTCCGCGGTCATTTTATTACGAGCCTCGCCAGCTGGGGTAAGTTCTTCTGAGTCGGCTTTAAGTTGACCGCGCTGACGCAGCAGGCCGATCGCCATGTCACGGTTGCCCACTTGAGCGGTTAGGCGGTCGATCAGGTCGTTGCGACCCATGTGTTTCTGTGTCATCAGTAGTATCCTCCGGCTTTGCGCGGTACGAAATCATCTTGACTGTGTATGTCATTACGTTGGGTCAAAAGACCTCCTTTGCGAATCCTAAGTAGCGCTAAAGTACACGTGTCCACCTCATCGTCATGCTCGCCTGCTGGGAACGCCAGTATCTCCTCGACCACTGAGCTAGCCCAGCTGGTTTCTGGGAACCACACGTGGCCTGACGCAAACATATCTGTCACGGCGTTAAGTCTGGCAATCTTGTCCTGACCCTTGCCCGGACTGTAGTCCTGCACAAATATGCCCGACCGGCGCATCTCATCTATCAGTGGCTGACCGCTGGCCTTAGCCTCCACGATCACACTGTCTGGCTGCCATTCCTCAAACTGGTCATGCGCGATTTTCTTGAGTTCTGGAAACTCAAACTTGCCCTTGACCCGGTTGAGCAGGATGACGTTAGTGTCCCCGTCCTCGGTTGTCCACACACCCCACGTCTGGCCGACTGAAAAGTCTGACCTCTGTTTAGTAGTGAGCGCAGTATCCCAAGCCTGCACGATGAAGTCAACCCGTGGCGGGTCTTCTTTAGTCCACCACTGAATCCACTCGCGCTTGATGATCGCGGCCTCGGACGCCGTGGGGTTCTGCTGGTATTGAGCAAACCACTGCCACATAATGTGGTGCATGGATGCACGGGTCTGCTGCAAACTCTCGATCGTCCACTGCTCAGGCCACAGGGATTTCTCGTCGTCTGTGCCTTCGTTGAGGATGGCCGGAAACTCAAACGTCTCGTACTTGTCGCCCCCGTCGTTCATCTCGGAGTCCTTGATGAGCCGACCGATCAAGTCACGCTGGTGCCAGCGGGTGTGCAGCACGCATATCTTGCCGTCGGGCATGAGTCGAGTCCGAAGACCCGCGCTGAACCATTCATACACCGCGTCCAGTGACGATGTGTTCCCGGCCTTGATGTCCTGCTCAGACAGCGGATCATCGGCCACGATCAGGTGGGCTCCCCGTCCAGCCAACGCACCACCCACACCAATCGCAAAGAACTCGCCCCCAGCTGTGGTGTTCCACTGACCGGCAGCTTTGGCATCGGCAGCGATGCGCGTATCCGGGAATACCTCTTTGTACTCGGCGGTCTGCATCAAGTTACGCACCTTACGGGACATGACCACAGCCAAGTCAACCGTGTGTGATGCAACGATCACCTTGTGATCTGGGTGCTTGCCTAGATACCAAGCCGGGTAGTAAATAGAGATCATCTGGCTTTTGCCAAACCGCGGGGCCATGCTGACCGCTATCCGGTTCTTGATGTTGCGCTCCACGTCCATCAGCAGGCCACCCAACTTCTTGAGGTGTGACCCAAACTTGTAGGTACCGTCCATAGCCGCAATAAACGCAAGGAAGTCGTTCTGGCATATGACGTTACGCTTGCGAGTCTCTAGCTCGTGCATCATCGACAGGATCGCCGCCTTCTCCGAGTCCGGCAACGACTTGAGCACCATCTCTACTTGAGCTGGCGTCACCGGCTAACCACGTCGGTTACTGCATGGGGGGTGAATGTCTCGGCCTCGATCACACGTGTCAGGCGCTCACGTAGCATCTGCTCCAGCTCTTCAGTAGGCCGGTGACGCATGGTGATCTCAGTCTTCTCGGTGAATAGGCCCACGTCTGAAATCTTGCCCAGCATCTCCAGAGCCTTGATTCTGATCCGTGGGTCGGCGCTGTCTGACTCTAGCAGCAGGCGGTTTGTAATGTATGTGCGCAGCTGGGCAGCTGACTGCACCACCGTTTTGTCGTACTAAGACAGTAGCGCCGCAACTTGGGCAACTACTCCGGGCAGGCTCAGGTCGGCATTGGATGCTTTCTTGTGTCCGAGGAATATCTCTTGAGCCAGCACCCGATCGTCATGGTCAGGCACAACCTCGGCACCCAAGTCATCAAGGGCAGCGATGGCCGCGTTCACGCGCTCCTGCAGCGACTCAAAAGTCGGGGAGAAGTCCGCCAGTGGTATCTCGGTGTCAAGCAACACTGTATACATAAAATCCATGCAACTCAAATTGAGCGATGCCCGAAGTATATATAAAAAATTTTTGACCTCGTGTTTTTATTTTATAGGGGGGTATACGGTGTGTGGCGTATACATGGGTAAGGGTAGACAAAGTTTACAGTGTCAAGGTATTTCATTTGGAGCTGTGTGCGGGTCTCGCGCCCAGAGTAAATGCGCGGGAGGTGGTCAAGCTGCCACAAGTGGGGATGGGGGGCCGGTGGGTCAACAAGGGCTGGAAAGATATAACCCTATAGGGTTGACAATGTATCGTTAGTGCGCTATAGTTCAGTCATCGGTTTGGCATTCAAGCCGATACAACTCAAAGGAACTTATCATGACCGTCCGCATCATCTCATCCGCTCTCACATCCGCTATCAATTCCGCATTCACTGGTGAGGCTAAGGCTGTCGCATTGGCACGTGCCAAGCAGGACAAAGCCATTCAGCAAGCCTTAGACGCTATGACGTTAGCGTGTGTCGGATCAAAGGCAGACTTCATGAAGGGTAACAGCGCGTCCAATAGTGCACGTGGCGAAGTCAAAGCCATATTCGACGGTCTGGTGGAAGCCAAGCATTTAGCCAAGGCATCCGCCGCCATGTATCAATCATCATTTTGGATGGCCTTTGAAAATGGCGTGCCTTTCAAGCGTGACCTTGCAACGAAGCCTAAGGGCGCGACAGTCGAAAAGACAGCGGGCGCTAGCAAAACCGTTTCTGTAACACGTGAGAACTTGATTAAATCAATTGCGGCGACTGTCGCAATGGCCAAGGCCCTTGGCCTGACAATGTTAGCGCAGGACATCCAAGACATTGCAGCCGAGACGCTCGACGCCAAGTTCTAAGCACCCAGCCCTCCAGCCCCTTCGGGGGCTTTTTTTGTGCCTGCGTTTTCCAAACGTCATAGTAGTCTGTCAGTTCGTGAGCGCGAGTGAGTGGGCGAGAGCCATCGAAGATGGCGAGGGATGAAGAGGGCAACTGCACTTTGCAGACGAGTAGCAGGCTCCTTACGGCGTCGTTGCGCTGAGTCAATGGGTAGGCCGCAGGCACAGGCACGGAAGGCACCACGGGGCTAGAAACTTATAAGGTTATAACTTCTGAGCACGGCTACTATGACGGCAGGCCGGAACTTATAAGGTTATAACTTCTTAGAGTAACGAGAGTAGTCAAGAGTAACGGATAAGTATCCTGACAGTGTTAAGCAATAGCGAGGGTAAAAAGCAGCGTAAGTCGTTGATATATATAAAGAATAGTTTATTTATTTATTAAGAGTAGTCAGAGTATCAAGAAAAGAGAGAAAACTTATGCCGTGGGAAAACCGTCGTCCTCATTCAAGCACACACAGATAACATCTTTTCTGTAACGGTAAAATAGTTTACTTTTGTCTATCCCCCCTCTGGCCTTTTCTTGCCAAAACCCCGATACTTCATTACTCTGACTACTTCACCCCGCCAGACCGCATACAGCCTCAGTTCTGCATGTATCCGATTCCAGTTATGAGTAGTCAAAACCCCCTTAGAGTAGTCAAAACAGCCCGATACACCCTTACAATATTCAGAATATCTGACAATCTTCACGCCACAGCCTCACAATCTTCACGCCAACCGCCCCAATACCCGCGCACCATCTGACAATCTTGAACCGCTACAATCTTCAGATATGACAATCTTGAACCGCCACATCCCCCCGATACTGCATGACAATCGCTCCGTGCGCTGCCACATCCCCCCGATATTGCATGACAATCGCTCCGTTCACCACTACAATTGCTCCGTGATCCTGAGATACTCCTTGACTATTGCTCCGTGCACCATTACAATTGCTCCGTCAATCCTGACAATCTTGAACTTATAAGGTTATAAAATGACTACTACAGAGCGCGATGAGCTGATAAAGCAACAATTGTTATCCCACGTTACCTACACCCACGTAGCCAAAGCCCACGGGTTGAGCCGCCAGACCGTCTATGCCTTAGCCAAGCGTATGGGCGTAGAGTCTCCAGATGCCTATAGCGCACGCATACTGGCGTCATGGGCCACAGCACCCGCAGCTAAGCCCAAGGCAGAGGGCATCATGGCTAACTGGGGAGCACCCGTGCCCAAGGCGGCTACTATGACGCATACAGATACCGCGGCGTACATATCTAATTTGTTCGCAGGAGACGAGTAAATAATGCTTGACATTGTATAGTTTATATGCTAT